TTTTCTAAGAAAGAGTAATGAGTACACCAGAACAACACCATTGGTGTCCAAACCAAGAAAACCTTCTTAAACGTTGGGCCGAAAAGGCTGCCGGGTACCGGTGGTTACATAATCATGCCCGCGTTTTATATAAACGTCAACATGATTGGTTATCGTACCCGTCTATAATTATATCGAGCATTACGGGTGTTGGTGGCTTTGCGGTTTTGAGTCCCGATACGAATAGTATGTCTGATGACCAAAAACAAAAGATCATTATTTTTCAATACTTTTTTGCATTCATGAACGTTATTGCGGGTATACTTACATCTATATCTAAGTTTAACAATTCCGCACGACTCATGGAAATGCACTCGGCTATGTCCGTACAATACTCGAAACTGTATAGAAACATAGATATGGAACTTTCTTTGGAAACGCAACACCGCGAGGACGTTTTGGAATTCGTGAACAAAACCCGTGTCGAGTACGATCGATTACTCGACGAGGCACCCGATATACCTTCCGAGAGTATTAACGCGTTTAACGAAACGTTCCCTGATAAAGAAAACAAACCCGACGTGTGTAACGGTTTGAGCGTTATTGATTATGTCGAAGATACGACTAGTCACAAAAACATGGTGCTCAGAAACTGGTTACTCAAAAAGCGACCGGGAACACCGACAACACCGAGACCTTCGGTCGAATTGAAATCGTATAATTCGGAAGAACAGGTTTAACTTTTTACATATGGGACACATATGTAAAAAGTGATATTCCCGCCGGGTATCGATCCCGGGATATAGTCTTAACTCCGAACTTATGAACTAAATCATAACTTGACATACTTTAAAAAGTATAAGGACTATGTGATGACCATTTCACTACGGGAACCTATATAGTATACACACTTATTCTTTAAGTTACACACGCTTAAAAAATACATCCATATATACTATATGAAGTGCTGGTCTTGTGCACACACCCCAGAGTATAAACGCGATCAAATTCGGCGGAACGTTCTCGAAGGTACGTACTCTAAGAAACCAAACCTTGGGTTTAAATGTCGCGATAATGCGCGTCTTCGGTTACGGTTTAAGGAGGCTATAGAGTACGCTCACGATATGTGTTCGGAGAAATCGACGGACGCGTGTTTCAACGCATGGGACGAGGTTGACGAACTCGAAGACTCGATGATGCGGTACGGTATAAATTTGTATGACGATAGTAACATGCGGTACGGATCACTTCTTAGACGCGCGTTTAAGGTTCGTTGGAACATACGTAACGTCGAGGACCATCACGTCATACCAGCACAGTTCAAAAGCCACCCGGTCGTTGAAAAGGTAAACTACGATATTCACGCGAGTGAAAACATAATCATGATGCCTCGTGAGATCGGTAATTTGCGTACGAATAGACACACGCACAGAGGCGCACACAAAGCGTATAATAGGTACGTGGGCGAAGTACTCGATTCCATGGAAACTATGGAATTACCCGAACCAGAATTTAGAAAGTTTGTTGACTTTTTAAAAATTGGGTGTCGTTTTCGTCCTCAAGATATACCTTGGAACTAGTGTAAATTACCATCCATACTCGAGAACATCTGTAGTTGCCGTGGGGTACCGTTTCGAGAAAAACTCGCGGTTCCCCCAGTTACTGTGTCCAATGGTACTGTTATGGGTACGATCAATGTGTAAACAGTGTCTGAGATCCTTATAATAAACACGCGCACCACGCGCGATTATATCTTCGTGTTTCATATCGACGTGATTATCTATTGGAAAAAAGTGTTTATAGTACTTTTTCATGTTTTCGACGTGTATGAGGTAACACTTGGTACTCGAAATCCACTTAACACGTTCGAGTCCGCTCTTTTCAGCACTTTCCTTATCCGGGTATCGCGATAAACAGTGGAAGAAACACATTTCGAAATTGTCACCCTTTTTGTTTATAACGTCCTGAATTTCCCGGTAAACGCGTGTATCTTTTATGACGACGTTATCTTCGAAAATAACGGCGTATTTGAGGTTTTGGTCGAAACACCTTCGGTAAAACTCCATGTGGCCCATGTAACACCCAATAGCACCTAAATTGAAATAGGTAATATCAGGACGCGTTTTGTTCGCGTTATAGTGAAGTTTTAACGCCTCGCGGTAATAGTTCGGTTCGATGATTTTTTGGTACTTTTTGGCATTTTCGAGTTTCCTGGTATCCGTACCGTATATGATTTCTAGAGGTACGGAACTGTCGTAGTGATCGAGAAACTTTTCGCGTCGATCGGCTGATGTTTCCAGGGTGAGAAGAAAACATTTATACTCTGGGTTTCGACGGGAACGACGTAACAAAAGTGTAACAAGTACCAGTAGAAGAATGATACTTATAATTTGAACGAACATCCTTACTTAAAGAATACAAACATAATAATTTCGTGATACCGTGGCCGAGCGGTCTAAGGCGCCAGATTAAGGCTCTGGTTCGAAAGAGCGTGTGTTCAAATCACACCGGTATCATAACACATCCTCTGTCATATAATGGTTAATATTCCTGGCTGTTAACCAGGCAATCTGCGTTCGATTCGCAGCGGAGGAGTTTTATTTTAGATACGCGTTCCGTATGTAAAATGTAATTTCCTAAATTCATCTGCGACATTTAATGCTTCTCTTTCCGTATCGTATCTTCCTAAGTAAACATTTTTATTTTTTACATAAAAACTAACCAACCATTTTTTTCTATGATGATCGTAATAACAATTTGAAGATTTTCTATTTCCAACTCTCTTACTTTTAGGTATTTCAAAACTATTTGGGTTATCTGTAAACTTTTCCTGAACTTCTATAGCTTCTTCTCTTGTTTTATATGGACCACCAATTTTATATGGATGTCCATTTCTATGTCCATGAACAGACCATGAAGTTATAGTTCCATCTTTTTTTGAAATGTTACCAACTATTCTACCAAGAAGACCATTTCTTCTCTTACTAATTTCTCTTTGTTTTTCAATCATGATATTTCTCGATGCATCAGAAACTCTTTCACTTCTTCCACCACCTTCACGTATATTGTATCCATCAGGTTCTACTGTTTTATAATCACTTATAAATTTTCTTTCCATTTCACCGAGTATATTAGAATCTCCTTCCCACAGAACAGATACATTGAAGTTTTCCCATTTGTAACATTGAATGGCATTGGATAGAGCGCGACAGGCATTTTTGTTATATATTCTATGCTGACAAATACGTTTTTTTAGAGGTTGAATAGTTTTACCTATATATGATTTTCCTGTTACTTCACAAGTTATCTTATATATTATACCCATATACTTAATGTCATATTAAAATTAAATTACTGCGTCGCGTGTATTTTTTTTAAAGCGTGTGTTCCACATTTTAAAAAGTTTTGTCGTGTAACAGTAATAGAGCAGGCCGAGCATGTTTTTATCGAATTGGCTCGTCTTTAAAATCGTCTTAGCAGCCGTGACGGGTCTCGTGGATTACCCACTCGCGGCCGACGTTTTATTGGTGTACGATAATGCAAATAAACTATATTTAAGTGGTGGGTCTTTGGAGTACGTGTCGAACGTCGTTTTGTATAAAGGCGAGACGAGTTATGAAATTGAAGGTCCGAACTTTATTGCTGGTGATGAACAAAAGATATTAGCAAGTGATGCAGCGTCAAGTGATCAGTTCGGGTATTCCATCTCGATTGATGGAGACTATGCGATTATCGGGTCTGTAAATAACAATGCTGCGTACATAGTCAAGCGTGATACAACGACAGGAGTTTGGACGGAACAAACTAAACTTACACCAACGAGCGATTCACAAAATAGTACATCAGACAAGTTCGGGTATTACGTAAGTATAAGTGGTAATTACGCTATAGTGGGAGCACCTGAATATAATCATAATCAAACTACTAATGCAGGTGCTGCATATATATTTGTAAGGTCGGGAACGACGTGGACACAACAGGATAAGTTAATAGCGAGTGACTTAGGAAGTTATGACTTTTTTGGAAGGTCTGTTAGTATAAGTGGCGACTATGCAATTATTGGAGCACCACTATGGGACGCAGGTACAAGTGATACTATAGAAGGTGTGGCGTATATATTTGTACGTTCAGGAACGTCGTGGTCCGAACAAAAAAAATTAACCGCAAGTGACGCAGGTCAAAACGATAATTTCGGAGCTTCTGTAAGTATAAGCGGTGATTACGCGATCGTTGGGGCATGGCCCGAAGACGATGGTGGTACAGATGCGGGTGCAGTGTATATATTTAAACGCGAAGGAACGACGTGGTCGCAACAAGCTAAACTTTTAGCGAGTGATTCTGCGAACCTTGACAATTTCGGTTGGTCCGTCGATATAGACGGAGATTATATGATTGTCGGGGCTATAAATGGTGACAGTACTGTTACCGATTCGGGAACTGCGTATATATTCAAACGTGACGGAACGACGTGGTCGGAACAACAAAAGTTAACGGCAAGCGATGCAGCGGCAAGTGATAAATTTGGTTGGAGTGTATCTATTTCAGGTAACTACGCTATCGTCGGGGCGCATAATAACGACGATAATAATTCATCTAGTTCTGGGTCTGCATACATATTCAAACGTAGTGGTACAAGTTGGTCGGAACAACAAAAATTATTGGCAAGTGATGCTGCACAAGATGATGAGTTTGGTGCCTCTGTCGCGATTTCAGGAGACTACGTGATTATAGGGGCGTATAGTAAAAATTCGAGTACAGGCGCCGCCTACATATACCCACTAAAAGAAGTCACGAACTACTACATAACCCAACCCGGAACCTACCGCGCCGAATTACAAATTTGCGGCATCGACTATAAGACGAACGAGGTCGAGGTGACGGGGACGCCAACTTCTTCTAAAGTAACGCAAATTTCTACTGGTGATGATGCAAGTGGAGTACTTACACAAGATGGCTTTGTATATATGTGGGGTCTTGATAATAATGGTACACTTGGTCAAGGTACTGATGGTGTTCCTAAAAATACACCCGTTAAAGTAAAAGGTGTTGGTGGAACTGGGTACTTGGGTAATATTATAAAAATTACAAGGGCTTCGTATGCTACACTCGCACTTGCGAGTGATGGTACACTATATGCATGGGGTAATAATGATTATGGTATTATAGGAAATGGTACTAGTGGACAAGGTAATCATCCACTTACACCTGTTGAAGTTTCTTATAGTGGTGATCCTATTAGTAAGATATCAGGTGGTCGTCTTCACGCAGGTTTAGTAACTACTACTGGTAAAGTATACTGTTGGGGACAGGGTACTAATGGACAGATAGGTGATAATCAATCAGCAAGTAATCGAACTGTACCTACACAGGTTGTTGGTGTGGACAATATAGGTGATCTTACAGGTATACGCGATATAACGTGTGGGGATTCATTTACACATGCAATAAAAGATAGTGATGGTTCTGTTTATGCCTGGGGTAAAAATACATACGGTATGCTCGGTGATGGAACAACTACTGATAGAAACACACCCGTTCCGGTTATACTTGCATCTGATAATTCGACAGTCACTGGTATAACGCAAATAAGTAGCGGTGGTGACTTTGCTTTATTTTTGAAGAGTGATGGTACGGTATACTCTTGTGGATACGGCGCACTTGGACAAATTGGTAACGGTTCGACTAGTAATGCAGACAGTGGATTGGTTCAAGTTTTAGGTGTTGGTGGGTCTGGGTACCTTACGGGAATAACGCAAATTGCTACATGTGATTCAACGAGTTTAGCACTTAAAAGTGACGGGACGATGTACGTTTGGGGGAATAACGCGGATGGCCAAAACGGTTTAGGGACGGTTGGTGGGACGAATCCTACAACACCAGTTGCTATTACTGCACTTACGGGTGTAAACACTATAGCGGGTGAAGGTAGACCTAATCATTTCATTGCATCTAAACTTGACGGATCTGTATTTTGTTGGGGTCGGGGTAACAGTGGTCAAATCGGTGACGGAACCAATACGGCCGATCAGGGTACACCCACACAAGTCCTCGCGGGTGCAGGCCCAAGCGTCGACGGTAAATTTAATTTACTTACGGAACCGCGTTTGACGTTCGACAACTATAACAAACTCTCTCTATTACATGATATTTCAAGTGTATCCTCCA